GATGACGCCCTTCAGTATATAGGACAATAACCTTGTTGATTGGATCATAGTACGCCGTCTTTCCGAAGAAATCCCGAGCGTTTTCAGTATCACCATCTACAAATTCGAGTCCAGGTAAAGGTTCAATGTTGTACCCTTTATCGATCATATGTTGGGTTAACTGATCGATTTTACCTTTAATATCTATATCTTTAGAATACGAAGCGTTTTCGTTTACTTTTCCGTATCCTGAACCAAATGGGGCAGCTTTACCATCATCGGGATTATCTGTTTCTTTAACTGCAGGTCTTAAGATATTAAATATTTCATCTTTTTCTTCTACTTGAGAAGGTATAAATTGGGTAAATGCTTCTCTGTTTCCTGCTAATAATGCTTTACGAGCATTAGTACCGCTCATACCAGCATTAGAAGTTGTGATTACTTTAACTTCAACATTATTGTATTTATCTTCTTTTTTATCAATAGCGGCTGTACGTTGAGCTATATCAGATAAATCTTCGTCTTTACCATCTCTAGCACCTAAAATCCAATATATAGTATCATCTGGGTTATTTCCCGCATAGCTATAAACAGCACCAATTGGGGGTTTTGTAGCAGGTTGTATTTCTACCTTCATAGGTAGATAATTTTGATAAATTTCCCATACTAAAATTGATTCAGCTTGCTCAATACCATCTCTAACACCACTACCTACTAGTACTATTAGCTTGTCTATCTCTGGGTATTGTTTTAGGGCTTCTTCTACGACTTGAAAATGACCTGATGTTGGTGGTTTAAAACCTCCAGCATAGATACCTATTACTTCTTGTTTATCCTCATTAAGGATACCGTCTACTAAATGTTTAGTTAATTCGTTCATGAACGTAAGAAATTCTGTAATTTGCTTTGAGCCTCGTCTTTAGATACAGTGTAAGAAAGTATATCTTCTAAAAATTCATCATTTAACATATTTTGAATCTCAGCATTTAACTCAGCTTTTTGCTTATCAGATTTAGCCTGTTGTGCAGGTGTTTTAGGTTTAGTACCTTGAGGTGCGAATGGTTCTAGATATGTTTTAAGAATATCTTCAACATCCTTTATCTTATTACCTTCTAATGTGTTAGCTACTGCTACAAAATTACTGCCAAATAAATCAGCGTATGGTTTTAAATTATCTGTTACACCTTTCCAAGTACGCATTACAATAGCAGGTGCTAAACTTCTATCTTCACCACCTGATTTTTCGAATCTATCCTGATTTTGTTTGAGTGAACGTTCTAAATCAGTATAAACATAAAGCATAAATACATCATATCCAGCTTCCTCTAATTGATCTTTAAGTAGTGAAGTTTGTTTAAGTGAGGCAGCAGTACCATCTAATACAAATGATTGCTTGCCAGCTATTACATTTTGTAATTCACCTTTGAATTCTTTATTAGCAGCAGCCATTGCTACAGCTTGCTTACTTCTTTCTTCAGGTGTTGCGTTTTTAAGATCTAGGGTAACGTTAGCTTGTTTAAGCTTATCAATGAATGTGTTATCAAGATTCATTATCTTTAAACCACCCAGATCCAACCCCTTTAGGATTGTACCTTTACCAGCACCAGGAGCACCGGCTAATATGATAGCTTTTGGTTTGCCTTCCACTTCATTTAATAATTGTACTAACGATATCATAAACGCGCGTTTACAATAAATATACGAAAGATTCCCTTAATCTCCAAGTACCCGGCGCGCAGATGTTCTAAATTTAGTAAATGCTGGTTTGTGGGTTGGATTTTCTAAATCAAATAATTTTTTAACTGTCATGAAGATATCAAGATTTTCTTCTTGACTACGGTTTGATTCATACATTTCCCAATTTTTACCTTGTATTTTACCTTCTTTAGGACCACGCTTAGATGATTTTAACCATAAAACACCGTAATGGTCTGGTGTAATACCAAAACATTCCTCATAACACTTACCATAAACCGCAGTTTGCAAGTCGTATGTTGTTTGGAGGTGATTAGATGTTTTAAAATCAATAATCCAAATTTTACCGTCAATTCTACAAACCATATCACAAGTACCTGCTACTTTAAGCTCATCTGAGAATAAATGTACTTCAGTCTCGATTAATTCAGGTTGGTATTCTTCCCAAAAATCAACAAATCTAAGGAACATCTGCCAAACGAGTGTATCGTATTGTGGATGTCCTGATTTAGATAGGAAATTTAATTCTTTACCATTTAGGTAATCCTCAATCATCTCATGTGTCTCAGTACCTTGATCAGCTGCTTTACGTACAATGTGCTCGGAAGCATATCCTACTTTTTTCAACCAATCTTCAAAGAATTTTCCTTTTGGGTAAGCTCCTAAAACATAAGTGATAGATGGATAAAATTCGCCATTACGTTGGTAATAACGAGAGTCGGGCATAGTAATTTGTTTAGCATCATCTGATACTTCCAAAATACGCTTGTAAGAATTCTTTAGAACTTTCTTACTCATACAAATTGTAATTTTTTAGCCATTAAACCATATTGATCTAATGGGGTCGTTTTCTGAATTAGGTGAGTAATAGCTTTGAATCCCATTTCCGATGGGTCTTTATCTTCTAGATCTACTAAATATATTTCCTTACCTTCATTCATTAACTGTTCACAAAACTTAACGGCATCTTTTTGAGCGTCTTTATCTAAAGCTATATATATTTTTTGTACCTGTGAGGTAACAATTTTTTTCATTAATTCTCTCTGAATGTGCTTACCTAAAAGTGGTATAGCATTTCGTTTTACAGCCAAAGCATCAAACATACCTTCAACTAATACTAGTGGAGATGACCAATTTATAAACAGCTCAAATGGAACTGTATCTTTACTCATTGGTGGGTTTTTATATTTAACTGGGCTGTGCTCGTTGAAATTACGAGCTACAAAATAATTTAGGGAACCTTCGTGGGAATACGACGGTATTATAATCATTTTATCATAGACACCACCATCGCAATAACCAATATTGTAGCGCAGTATATCGGCTTTAGTTACATTACGACGTTTTAAATAAGCTAATGCTTGTCTACCAGTCATATCACCTTTAGATATATCTGTAAATGCTTTAAACTCTTTTGGTAGGTGTATTGCTTCAACCTTTTTAGCATTGCTTCTATAATCTTTATAAGAAACATGCTTTTTAATTTCAGCAATTTTTTCAGCTGGGGCTTTAGCTTGTTTAAGTAAAGTAACTAGATTAGTACCTTTTTTATTACATACCCAACAGTGCCAAGGGTTTTTCTGTCCATCAGTAAAGTTAACCTCTAATTTAGGTTTAGAGTGATGGCAAAACGGACAGTGGTAGGCTTGATTACCTCTAGCTGTAGCTTTACCTGCTCCCAAAACGGAGTTAACTATGTTTACTAATAAATGATTTACCATATAAGGGTGAATATACAACCCTATTTTTGCGACTCAAAGTCTTTTGTGAAGAACTTACCTAGAATATTATCGTTAAAGAATTCATTTGGATTTTCTAATACCTCGTAAATAAACTGTGCCTTTGTTTCCTCGTAAGTTAATAACTTTTTTGAGGTAGCCAAAGTTAAGATTTCACGTTTGAAATTCTCTATTGGTTCGTTCTCTAATAAATTAGTTAAGATTTTATTTGAACCCCAGTAGGTTTGCCAGTCTGATTCTTTTACTACTTGTTTGTATGATGGTTTTCTACCTTTAGTACCTTCATACAATGCTAAATCTTTTTTAGTTAATTTAGCTTTACGAGTAAATTTAACGAATTTTTTACCAATATAGGCTTTACCACTTGGGATGTGGGTAATTCTATATACGAAACCGAATGTAGAAGGAGGGAAATCCTCTAATGAGGTCATTTCCTCACCTTTGTATAACCAGTTCATAATTTTATCTATCTATGTTAATGTAGAATGTCGTATCTGTTGTACGGGATAATGGATAGGGTTGGGATAATTTTCCTACCGCTAATAATTCTTGGGCCTCATTATATAATCCTATTGTAGTAGCGTATGGTTGGAAAAAACTACCTGTTGTAAAATCATATACTGAACCATCTGTTGAACCTGAAATAATAGATGGGTTTTGTGAGAAATTATATTCAAATTCGTTTACTGTAGCTTTATATTGTGTTTCAAATATCTCATATGAACTACTAAATGAACAGGTTACATTTGTAGCTGATATTAGACTAGACATTGTAAAGTCTTGGTTAGTAATTATTATCATACCATGAGGATAAATAATATTACCTACTACAGTACTACCAGAGATAATGTTACCTTCACCATCATCAGTAAAAATAAAATTATTAGTGTTATCTTCCCATATAAAAGATTCAGGTTGGATATAATCCCCAAATAAGCGAGAGGGAATAGAGAATGTTGCTATTCTATCCCCAGAACCTGTTGGAATAAATCTAGATGGTGTTAATGTGGATTGTAAGTAATTTTCATACCTGCCTGTAGAGGTTGAAAGTCCCCTTAATACATCACCTTCTGGTGTTTCTCCTGGGAGAATTGAGGAACTAGCAGGTACTGAACCTGATGTAGAAGTGGTAAAATTGGAATAATATAATTCTTTAATTGAACTATATATTAATACTTTATATTGGTCATTATCATTACCAGTTTTAGAAGCATTATTTAAAAGAGTATTATTTACTCCTTCAAAACGATCTATATCTACATCACTATCAGTAAATTCAGAAGCAGAGAATAAAAACCCTTTGTTAACCTCAAATGGGGTAACAATTACATCAGATGATAAAAATTGTTTGTAGGCTGCCATTCATTTTAGAAATCTAGCTTAACTCTAATAAGAGCTTCTTTTGTAAAATCTTTTGGTAGAGGTGTTGATAGTTTAGCTACTGCTAATAACTCACTAGCATTGTTATATAAACCTACTGTAGTTACATAAGTAGTTGGGTTATTAATAAACGAGCTATATAATACTTCACCAGTTGAACCTGAGATGAATGATGGGTTTTCTGAATAGTTAAATTCTGAAGATCTTGGTCTTACAAATATAAAATCGGAAGTAATTGTTTCTTCTGAATTAGCTGTAAATGAAGCACCATCTACAATAGCATCATATAATCTACCAGCATTTTCACTATCAGTATTATCACCTCTAGTTGTACCTAATAAAATACCACCATTTGCAACATTAGCATCTAATGCTGAGGGGTTTAAGATATAAGTAGCAATATCTGGTAAGAATAAACCGTATGAACCTGAAAGTGAATAACCATTTTCACCTGGTGAAGCAGAACTTACAACACCTGCTGAACCTGATACTAATTGGAATACTCTACCTGCATCATTAAATTCTACTGTTGTAGAAACTTGAGAGTTATCTGTAAGATATAAATCATTAGCACCTACTGTTAGTTTTAAAGTAGTTGATCCTGGGAATAAACCTCCTTTGTACCTGTTTCTATCTACTGAAATTACATAAAAGTTTGGAGCAGTTTCACCTCCGAATGTAAATTCAGCATTTTCATCTCCTAATACTAAAGTACGGTATTGACCATAATTTGTAGAAGAAGGAGATTTACCTGGTACTGCACTATCATATTCTATAGAGCCACTACCATCTACATCACCATAAGCGATTGCAAATTGAATATCTGTTAGAGATTCAGAATTAAATACATTAATATAATAATCTCCATTAGAAGATGCTACTTGTGTTGATGACGTGTAAAATGTAGTAAGTTCAGGAGAATTTCCTGTCCATAAACCAGCAGTGATACTATCAGCTGATACTACAAAATCGTCTTGTTCGAATGCTTTAAATGACATAATCTAAGTTTTAGGATACTTTAGTTACTGTTACGGGTACCTGGATTCTTGCTCCTGAATCTCTACCTTCAATTACTAAAGTAGCTGAAAGGGAAGTATTGTCTCCAAATAATGTATTTACAGTAGTTGCAGTTAAGTTAATAGTAGTACCAACAACTGTTTTAGATACATTAGTACCTAAAGTAACATTTGATGTGTTAAGAGCAGTTGCATCTGCTGTATTGATACCAACTCCATCAAATGTATTGAATAATCTAACATCGGAAATAGTAGCAGTATAACCAGAAGTTTCTGATTGGTTACCACCTAAGTAATTTAATGTTTGAGGAGTTATTGCTAATGAGGCACCTTGTTTAATTACAATATTAGTGTAACCAACATCTAGGATAGGCATTTTAGCAGTACCACGAGGTAAAGTAGTTAATTTGTACTTCATGACTTGAGTCTCGTTTGGAAATGCTTCTAGCAAAGGCATACCTTCGATTGCTTGGCCGTAGTAAGCTGAGCCTGAGGGGTGAGTTGGGTTATACAATGTATAATCAATCTCATCATCTGCTAGTGCAAATTGAGTGATTACGAATGAACCGTCATTTTGAGCTAACAGTTGTCTTCCTCTTGTTGTAAGGATAGCATCTACTGTTACTACTGAATTATTTAAATATCCCATTTTCTAATGTTTGATTTATTATAAATATATGTTAGTTTTAATTTTACGCCAAATTATAATTTAAATTAACGAGTCTCGTCTTAAGTTTTCTAAAATAGTATCAATATTATCTTCAGCATTTTTAGATAAGTATTGTGGTTTTAAGATACCTGGTGAAGTACCTCCAGCTGGTTTGTCTACTTCTAGAATAATATTAGCAGGATTATCTATATACCTTCTAACTAGGAACCAGTTCATTTCAGTATTAGTTAATGTAAGATTTCTATCTACAGTATATACTAATGCTCCTGCATATGATGGGTTAGTAGCAACATCTATAGCAGTAATCTTGTAGGTTTGGGTTTCTGTACCTTGGAATCTAATTTCATCTCCTACTTCAAGTACAAAATCATTAGTAATACCAAAGAAACCACTACCTTCTATATCTTGTTGTCTTTGACCTAGTACAGCAGTTAATGCATTTGTTCTAAATTGGTTGGTGGTAGTACCTAATTTTGTCCAATAGTTAGTACCACCTGGGGTGTCAGGTCCTACAGCACCAATAGAAGGTGGAGGTGTTTGTTGAACTCTTAAATATGAAGTACCTTTTATTGATAAAAGATTACCTTGACCCGCACTATTTTCTGCTGTAATTCGGAGTCTATAACTATCTGTTGATAATGCTGTAGGATCAGATGTTTGAATAGTAATACTATCATCAATATTAGCATCTAAATTAGCACTAGGACCAAAATTAACCCAACCCCCACCATCATTTTTCTGGAGTTGGAATGTAGCATCGGCATTTGCCGTAAATTCTTTTTGGATAAAAACTTTAAAGTTTAAAGTAGTTTGGGGTGATTGGCTACTAGGAGATGAATCAGGGGAATATACATTACTTGTAAAACTAGCTTCGGAACCCTCAACTGTTGGGGTTTGGAATGTAACATTACCAGTACCTATAATAGTTTGATTTTGAGTAAATACCGTTAATCTATAATCATCTACTGTTGATTCAGCTTGATCACCTTGTACAAAGGTTAGTGAACCTGTAAATAGATCTGTACTTGAATTTGGTCCTATACTTCCTGTTTGAGAATATATAATAGGGGTAATATCTTTTCCACTTTTAAAAATTATATGATCTCCTAATAAGTTAGAGAATCCTGCTGATGATCCAGCTTCATCATCAAATGCTAAAGTAGCAATTTTACCTTCTGTAAAGTTATTTTCAACTATACCTTGATTTATACCTGCTGAATCTTTTATAGGTTTAATGATTTTACCACTAACATCTAAAAGGAACCTTAGGTTAGCTACACTACGATCTTCTAAACCATTACCCCATTCAGGAGCAGTACCACCTACCCAGTTAAAGTAACCAAATAGAGCTTGTGTAGCATCAATAGATGCACCTTCTACACTATAATTAGTTGTGTTACCATTTTTAGAGCCTTCATAACGTGGAATAGTATTCCTACGAGTATGATAATTAAAATCTTGTATTTTTGCTTTTGGGGATGTACCTGCTAAAATAGTATCAAAATTAACTGCTACGTTAGGATTATTAGCATAATCAACATCGTAATATACTGTTGATGGTGTAACATCTGTAGCATTATTAATTATTGGGTTACAATCACTATTTTGGAATGTTTGTGGTATAAAAGGTTCAAATACTGTGTTTATTAAACCTTTAGCTGCTATATTAAACCCATATAGATCTCCTTCAGAATAAGAAGGAGAAAGTTCATTTACACTAAGTTTAAACTCCATCTCTGAGGGTTCGGTCTCAACGTAAATGAATCTGCCTGAGTTTGAATAAGCATCGTATCTTCTAAATGATTTTGGTATTAAAATAGGGTCTACAGCATTTGTAAATGTTTTACTAGAAATTCCACCCCAACCAATTCCTGCTAATCCTGTAGCATTGGCACCTACAAAATTAACATCTAAAAGTTTAAGTTCTTTTAATGAAGTAATATAATCTTCTACATCTACAGAATTTGCTGATTCTGGGATTTTAATTGCGAATCCTACTACATTCCAGTAATAATTTCTTATAGGAGATAAATTTATTCTTTCTGATCTATCAAAGCTCCATTGTAAATATACTTTTAAACCATCATTAGTACCACTATCCATCATTGTAAATGCAGCACCTGGTCCTGGGGTATTAATGAAATTAGATGTATTTTCAGGTACGGAAGAAGATAAATAGTATTGAATTTCTGTAGTGTCTGCTTTTTTAAACGTATCACATTCAGTGTTTAGTTCACCATCAGTTACTACATAATCTGAACCGCTATATTCTCCATCATAAAATTCATGGCTATTAGATACAGTTTCAGTAACATCTCCTAATGGGGTTTTAATTACCTCGCTATACATTTGACCTGATCTAAAAATTTCAGGAGCGTCTTGTTGAACAAAATTAACTCTTGTAACACCTGTAATATTAGTAGTGCCTGTAGTAGTTTTAAGTTGGAAATAATAAGTTTTCCCAGCTTCAAAAATACAATTAGTAAGAGTAAGTGAAGTATAAGTAGCACCTGTAGTAATAGGGACTAATTTTTGTATTGAATTTACAATACTATTATTATCTTCTACTAACTCTAACACCATTGTCCTTTGGGTGATTGAGTTTTTAACTTCTACATTGATATCTCCTTTAAATGTATAGTTTGAATCTATTGTAAACTTACCTGTGTTTTCTATTATACCTTTAGGAGATATAGCTACCCCATTATTAGAAATAGTTCCATTAACTATAGTACCGTTTTTAAATAAAGTAGTAGGGGTAGTACTAAGTGCTGTTGAGGGCATCCCTGTATCTACAGCTCTAAAAAATCCTACAGGTACATTTAAATCATTTACAGAACCACCAGCTCCACCTTCTACAGTTATTATTGGATTTGATTCAAAATCAGTTGTTGCTTCGTAATACCTAGCACCATCAAGTAAAGCAGGAGTAGAACCAATTGAACCTGTATATTCAGGTCTAGTCCATTCAGCCTGTGGTGTTGGGTATTTTTGTCTCTCTAAAATATGTTGTTTAACTACAATACCAGATGCTAGACCAGTTCTAGCAGGAACAAAGTCTTTAATCATCTTAAATAACGAGTTATCAAAGAATTTGATTAATCTAATATAATCATAAACATCATAGCTAGATGTATATTTTTCAAAATATTCTTTAGATAAGTTAACTAGTGAAGGATAAGTATCAGCACTTGAAGATACTAATCTTGGGTCACCTATATAATCACCAATATTAAAGAAACCAATTTGATTAATAATATCGTCATTAATTTCGTTTTGTGGTGAGAATGCTACCTCTAATAAGTTAAGATTATTAGTATAATCATCATCAGTAAAAGATGATTGTTGGATTGAAATCTGGTTAGATAATGTATTTCCTTCAGGTAAAATTAAATCTTGACGTTTAATCTTATCTGTATTTCTATTTTTTATACCAACTGCAGGTGAATCATAGAATATCCATTCTCGGTTTGTTGTAAATCCAAACTCACCACGAGTATTAAAGTTTGAATTAGAGGAAAATGAGGAAGTAGGAATTGACCCACCAACTTTAGGGTGTATAGAAACTGACCCAGTGTACAATTCACCTCCTAATGAAGCTCTAAATGCTAATTGATCTGCCGATCCATTTATACCATTACCTTCAGTTGATTGGGGATTCATTACATAATCCTTAAATACATTTTGAGAAATGGCTTGGTCAAAATATCTAACTTCTTGATATGAACCGGAGAATGCTGTGTATGGAGGGATATCTACTCTGGATGGGCTAGGGAAGTATGAATTTGTAGCATTATCCCAATCATTACCTATAAAGGTATCTGAGGCAGATGCTATAAAACCTATTTGAGAACCATCATTTCCATTATAAATTTTATTACCAGCATATAATGTAAAATTATCATTTTCTTTGGTTAACATTACAGACCACCATTCTCCATCAAAGAAAGGTAAATATACACTAGAGGTAGTACCAAAATCATCTGTAGTAAATACTAAATTAGCATATTCAAATGATTGAGAGGGGATAGAACCTGAATATGAACCTGAGGTAAACCCATTTCCTAAATAATCTAACCCAATTGCTATTTTTGGGGTGGAATTTAAACTCCAAAGGACTTGTTGGGGAGTATTTACTGCATTATCTACAGCATTACTTCCGGATTTAGGTGCTTTAAATCTAAATTGTACTGTTTCTGGGGTTCGAGAATTCCAGTTATTGTTTAAAGGCCATAATGTTGATATCTCCCCATCAATGTTAGTATCGTATTGGAAATTATATTGATGTTGCCATAAATCCCAATCGTTTGTGTTGATTTTATCTTTACCCCCAAACTCATTAATACGCAAAATCGTATCAGGAATACCGTATGAAGTAATTAAAGTACGCAGACCTGCGACAGTACCTTTTGCTTTCAGTAGGTATGGTAGGTTATGGTAGATACGTTTGTAAATGCGTTTATTTATGTCGTCTAATGGTATAGCTTCGTTACTAGATGATATAAAATTTGAAATATATTCGTATCCACTAGGAGTTGGAAGTGACCCAGTCATATTAGGGAAGGGGAATAAACTACCAGAGTCTGTAAATCCTAAAAATGCTGAGTATAAGTCAGTTGAGCTAAAGTTGTTTTGGTATAACTTGACGCCCATGTCTCTTAATACTTGAGCTACTAAGTCTTTAGATACACCAGCGTTAATTCTATTATCGGCATCCCATTTGTTTGTTGTATCTTTTAAATATACCCAAATATCATTATCAACAAAATGACCTACCATATTAAGGAAAGTCAAATAAGGTTGATTTTCAACATCATCTCTTAAATAAGTTGGTGTTGAATAATATAACCAATCTAGATTTAGATTATCATAATTAGAAGCTGAAATTACTTGGGTATTATACCAAGAAATGGCAGCAGCACTACCCGTAGCTACGTTATTATAAGGTGGGTCTCCTGGAAGTTTTGGGTATGTGTTTGAACCGGATTCAAAATATAGATAATACTCATAATTATCAAAATTAACTATAGTATTATTTATAATATTATTTAAGGACGATACACTAGCCGAAACTGCTGGGGTTTGATTTAAGGTTGAAAATGTAGCAATTTCAGCACTTGCTGATTGTATAGTAGTTACTTTTTCAAAGAAATTTTCAATTCTAGCTTGTGCTGATGAAAAGTTTACAAAATTACCAAAATCTGTGTAGTCAACATTGATTTTAATACTAGGGTCAGCTAAATAAGAATTTAATTGAGATTCAGATTGACTATTAGGAGATAAAATTCCCGAAAGATCTAAATTTTCTGTAGAGTTGTTTAATTCCCCTTTAATTGATAAATTGTAATTAGGACCTCTTAATTGAGGTGCTGTAGGGGAAACAAATATTTGGTCCTCAAATTGAGCATTATATGCTAAACCTTCATTTAACTTTTCTACTACCCATAATGAAGTTTTTTCACTTACATTTAAAGGTAGGGGATCATATAACTTAATTAAAATACTACCATCAGTATCTAATTGAATATTATTAGCAATATATAATTGATTAAAACCTAAATTTAAATAAAAATCTGGGAATGTCTCATCTTGTTCTCTATATGAAATAAATTCATTTGTAGATGTAGTTATATCTACTTGAGATATAAGATTAGAAGTTAATCTAATTTCTGTCCGATTTGATGAAATTTCTTTAATAAAATAAGTATCATTCGGAGAAGAAGATAACCACTGTCTATAAAAATTATATAAAACATTTACTTCACCTACATTAAATCCAGTAGATTCTAAATCTACTTCTGGGTTTATGTAAATTTCATTATCTAAAATAGTGTAATCTGAAAATTCAGCATTGGGGCCAGAAGGGGAGAGAATATTACCTGCTAAATCGTAAACAAAAAATTCAACATAATCAGTTGCCTGGTTAAATGTAGAAGTTTCTGCTATGGTAGCAATAAGAGATTGATCTGAAACAGAATATTGCTCAGATAAAAATGTTGTTGGATCTATGGGGGTAAGATTATTCAGGGACATTTATTGAATCTGCTAATTGTTGTCTAGTATCTAGTAATTGTTGTCTAAGCGAAGTAATTTCTTCGGACAAAGCTGTGATTTCTTCACTAAAAGGAGTAAAATTTATATATTCAGAACTTTGAATTATTAAAGTTTCGTGTGAATTTTCTCCGGTTTTAGGAATTTGAAAAAATAAAGCATTATAATCTTCAAAAAATTCTTCTACTGTGGGTAATAAATCTTCAGGAGTAACTTCAACTGGGGTGGCCAATTGGGTAAATGTTGTATCAATAGTTTCAACATATTGGGTCCTATCAAAACCCCCTTGTATAAAATTTACTTTTTGTTCCATTACCCATTAATTACTTTAAAGTAATATTCATCATTATATATTGTAGTACTACCCCCAGCTTCAACTTTAACTAGTACTTGATAATATCTTTCTGGTTCTAAACCATTCATATATAAATCAAAATAACTTGAAGTTGTATCTGCACTTATTTTGGTATAATCGTTATCAAAATCTACTACAAATTCATTTGTATCTAAATCTTTAACAGCATACCATGCAGAAGCAGAAGGTAGGTAATGTTGTTTAGTATACAAAGAACCAGTTACATACTCACGTTTAGGATATTTTTCCCTTACGTTTAATCTAAATTTATTAACACTTTCAGCATAAAATATACCTGGGTTTTCAGCTAATGAAATATAAATGTTTTGTTGGTCTAATACTGGGACTGCTGAAGAGGTAGACCATACTGAATCATCCCATCTAAATTCTAGTTCTGGTGGGTAAATTGTATTAGTGTCTACACTGTAATACTGCATTACAGGTTGTACTAGCTTGCTTGTATTAAATTCAGCACTACCTTCCCATTTAACTAAAAATCCGTGATTTGGTAAAGCTGAACTTGTCCAGGCTTGAACAATATCGTCTACAATAATATTTAGATCTTTATCGCTTCTAGGACCAAATGATGCTGTAATGTTAAAGTCTGTACCCCCAGAACCGGTATACCAAGCACCACCACCTATAGTAGCATAAGCAGCATTGTATGAACCTGATGGAGTACCATAATTATCTGGAGTTCCAATTGGCCATTGATTGCTATTTGCAAAAAATGGAGATTCCCAACAAGCACCATCTGTTGTTAATGGTTGATCTAAATAGGTACCCGTACCCTGGTTCCATTCTAGTTCTCCAGTTGCTCCCCCTACAGCTATAGGCCAAACTTCTAGAGTTGAAGATTCAACAATACCTTGGGCTGTTGCTATAAATGAACGTAATCTAGTTTCAAAGTTTGTACTACCAATAACATTATTAATAGTATCATTAATTTCATCATTATCAAATTGAATTAATGATCTTGCTACAGAAGGTTGACTATCAATGGCAAAGTTTAAATTTGAAACCTGATTAATAGGGTCAATACCTGTATTCATTTTAGGGAACATTGAATACAAAGTAGTATCTTGATATGGAAAAATTTTATATACTGCCATTTTATTATAAGTTTACTACTTTACCTTTTATATCTGTGTTAGGATATCTAACTTCAAATATCATAGGATCAATAGAAGGGTAAATTACATCATTTATTGTAGCACCTTCAATATCATAGGCATATTGTGAGTAACTACCTCCTACATTATTAGTAAAGTTTAGGTTTTTAACTGTTTGAACACCTTGAACTTTATCCAAAAGTAAAAATATTTCTTTCTTTTGAATAGGTTCATTAATTTGCCAATTATTAATATTAAAATATGTTCTAAGTTCTGTTAAACATGCCGTTAATACTTCGTTACTATTAAAATTAGGTCTAACAGTGATTTCAAAATCAACATTAAGATTAATATAAAAGGCATTTTTAATATTAATTGAATCACCAATTACTCTATACTGTGATAAATAAGTTTGGAGATTTTGTTTTAATGATGGAGATGGATTAATTAATTTATTTTCATTATTTGCACTTAATATATATAAAGTTAATGTAGATGGTATTTCACCTGGGAGAAGAGTGTTAAGTTTAGTTTGTTCAATAAATGCTTTTGATACTACACCATATTTAGGAGGCATTGCTAGTGCTCTAACTAAATAGTCATCTTGTGTAACACTACGCTGCTGTGAATTAAAATTAGACATAGAATTTTGTCTAATTTCTTGATTAGTATCACCATCACCACCTCCAGATGCTGCTATAGGATTAACAACTGTTAAAGAGTTGAAAATTGTATTAGCTATATCTCCAGTATTACTAATATTAGGGACCTGAAAGTTAGTTGTACTGTTTGTTAGTTGAGTTAAGTTACCTGCTTTTACATTAGCATTTGCTCCACCTCCAGTTAAATATCTTACTGTTAACTGTCCTGTAGGAGCAATACCATAGGTATTAGTAAACATAAAATTTTGGGGAGAGTATGCCGCTGTTAATTTATCTTTTTCAAATGGTAAACCTATACCTACATTATCAGCATTTGGAGTTACTTCTTCATCTATATCATTAGTAGTACCTGAACCAAACTGGATTTGAAGGGTTGTATTATTAATAAATCTTGTAGCAAATCTTCTTTGGATTTGTTTTAATTTTAATAAATATGGAGTATTTGTATTATCTTCATATAAATTTGGATCATTTGGGTTTGTATTCTTTATAGAATCATATACCATTTCTTGACCTAGATGTGGTACTTCATACCATATATTTCCATCAGCATCTACAATATCTAATATACCAATTAAATTAGGGGAAGTAATATCTGTAGTAAAGAATTCTGTTGGTGTACTCCCAGCACTAATATTAATGGAATTGATTGTGGCTGAAATTGCTTTTCTTGTTTTTTTAAGTAAGAAAAAATCCACTACTCCAGCGGTTTCTTGATAAATAGAAACGGTTGTTGGGTCTTGAGAAGATGATGTATCAAAATCTACTGGGTCTTCTACTAAAAATTTAATATTAGAATTTGTTAAGGAAGCAACCTGTGAATTTTCTGCTACTAAAAGAGCATAATCATAATCAGGAATATAACCACCAGCACCATCACTTTTTCCGGGAACTTGTTGGTAGAAGTCAATAGGTACTTCTGCTACCCCAGTAACTTTAGGGTTATATCCCATCATATAAGCTAAATCATATAAATTTTTAGCTTCGCGGGCATATTGTAAAAAAGTTTCTTGAAATTGATTATCTTGATAAAATGATAAAACATCACCTACATACGAAGACATTTCCATAAACATCATACCTGGGGATGATGGAGTAAAATCGTTATATGTAGATGGGAAATATGTTTTAGAGAAGTTGATTAGACTTTGTCTTAAACTCCCAAAATCCCTATTAATATATTTTATATCTCTATTAGTAGTCGCCATTATTCAAATGTTATATTAATTTCATCACTTATACCTGTATTTATAACCTTATATTTTAAATTTACAGTGATTATCATATTATCTTCTTGACCTAAAACATCTAGAGATACAATAGTAACTGATGGAAAATATTGTCCTAATTGATTTTGAACATCTTCTTTTAAAAAATCTAAATTATCTTCTGTTATTTGTTGAAAGATATATTGACGTAAATTTCCACCAAAATCTGGGTTTAGGTTTCTTTCCCCTTTATTGGTTAAAAACCAGTTAATTAAATTAGTTTTTAATGCTTCACTAGTTGTAAAGGTTGATTTAAATACATCAGGTTCACTAAATGGGAGTGCAATACCTACTGCTGTACTAGGTTTAAAATCAATTGGTGATATTTTTCGTGCATTAAATGCCATTATTTACTGTTCATTATACCCATAATTTGGTCTAAACCTAAATCACCAGCGCCTAAAGCTGAACCTTCACCACTTGTAGGACCTGATGGTTTAAATGTACCAGTATCACTTGTTGATAAGTTTAAATCACCCCCAGTAGCTGACATCTGGGCTAACATTTGTTGTCTAAATGCTTTTTGTGCTTGTGGGTCTGGGGTTGTTTGGGATGTTGATGCAACTGAAAGGTTTTCTGTAATTGCAGGTTTGGGTGAGCGAACGGCTTCAAGAAGGATATCTTTTAATTCTTCCTGTATAGCAGCTTTCACTTCTTCTCTAATTACTTTTCTTAATTCTGTTAATTTCATGATTATAAATATTAGTTTAGTACGCTTTTAAATCGTCTCTGTCAATAATAAATTTTAGTTCGTTAATTAATACTTGAGGGTTTGAAGCAAAGGAATATTCTGTTGCAATTAACACAATCCCCGAGTTATTTTTTCCTACAGCCCTATTTTGATTTACTGTGTCTGTAAATTCTTTAGTTTCAATTTCTAATATAAACCCTTTATAAGTAGATTCATTAGTTGAATTTTCAGCTATTAATTCATTTGCAGCTGTATCTTGGATAGTTTTAGATGTATCTACTAATGTAGAATTTGGGTTACAAAGATTTATAATGGCATCTAAACCTTTTAATAAATTTACAGTTTGTAATATTGTAGCTTGAGTAGATGCTACTGCTGGGGATACATTAGAGGCAGTAATAGTAATAGGTGGTAATCTTGGAGTACCATCGGGATTAAATAATAATTTATCTGTAACATCACCTAATGTGGATACCCCAGCAGGTACTGCACCTGGGAGAGCAAATGGAATTAATGCCATTGATATGGTAGCACCTAGTTTAGTTTGGGATAAACGGGTTACTAAACCTTGAATGAATTTTGCAAAACCTGCCCCAAAATCTACGGTTACAGTAAGTGCATCTAAAGTATTCCCAATACTATTTACATATTCAACTAAATTATTTCTTTGTTCAATTACATTGTTTAATTCATCTGGGGTGGGGCAAAATTCTTTTTTGAATGCTCCAGCATCAAAATCTTCTAATATAGTTTCAATGTTAGTAATCCCAAATTTAGCAAAAAGTTCTGTTAGTCCTGGAAGTACTTTAGTTAAAAATTTACCACTTTGACTTAAAATTAAAGCTGATAGTCTTGCTTGGCCTTGGGTCTTTAAATTATTTGGGATAGACTCAGAGAGTTTTCTTATATCAAATGATGATAAGTTTAACCTACCTTTAAGTCTAGATCTTAATTGGGCCTCTTTTTCTCTTTTTTGTTCTATAGAAGTAGGTGTAATCATTATACAGTAGAGGTAGTTTTAGATAAGGTGTTTTTTAATCTTTGTTTATACCCATTAATTTTAAAGTTTATAGTTTGAGCAACAATACTAGTAGGTGCTAATGGAGCACCTATAGGGACACCAGGTTGTGATTGAAGAGTATTAGTAAGCGTAGATAAATCATTTAATACATCTGTTAATAATGTAACTAATTCATCTCCTAAAATTACAGGTTGAGAATTATTAGTACCTCCTAAATATACTTTATTAGATTGGAATACTGTATCCCCAATTGTATCTGTATAAATACCTTCTATAGCATTTAAGTTTATAGATTTTGCTGAGGATAAGAGGATATGATCTTTAGTAGTATTAAATACTAACCTCCCAGAGTTAAGGATTACTTGAGAATCACCAGCATAACTTTTTGGTAATGTTGGTGGGTTATCTCCATATGATAAATAATCATTAGTAGAAGATACATCAATAGGAATATTTTGTGTTGAAGTAAGATATAAAGATGATAAATCTTTATTAACATTCTCTATTGTTTGAGATTGGGCTGGTGATGGTAATTCTGGGTTTTGACCATTTCTTAATACTAATATAGGATCACCTGCTGCACCACTAACAGACCATAAATTTAATGGTTTTGGGTCTGATTCTTCTTGGACTTCTTCTGTTCCTTGTACTACTACTTTAATTTGAGAAAATTGTTCTTTAGTAAATTTAGGATCATTAGGATCATCAACACCTCTAACATAGGGAGTTGTACCTACCTCAGAAGAAGTAGTTATATTTTGATTTAAAATATTAGTATTTAATAAACGTTCTTTAATATTAGAAGAACGTAATCTTGCTAATTCACCTATTTCAACTCCTGGGGGTGGGGTTACTTGAGATTCACTAGATCTAATAAAAATTGAAATCCTATTTCCTCCATATTGATTGAAAAATTGTTGTGCCCTAGATTCTAATATAGTTAACTTACTATCTAAAGTTAAAGGAACATTAGTTTGACCACTACTAAAATTTACAGATTCTACAAAGGTTTTTTTAATTACTTTAGTAGTAGTTGGTTTATTATAAGATATATTAGTACTACCAAATCTAATACTATTACCCCACCTACCTTCATATATTATATCACCTTCATATGGAAATAAAGGATAAATATTACTTTTTTCTCTAAAATAGGTTCCTGGTTTGAAGTTATTATCATCTTCTTCTGATGATTTATTGGAAGAACCCGCATCTACTTCTAAGATGCTTTTATCTTGAGAGGTTGGTTTTAATTTAGAATAGGGGTTAGGGGTTGGGTTTGTATTAATATTACCCCACATATTTACAGGGCAAATATAATAATGTTTAAATTTAGATGTATTATTTGACCATTCACTTGAAGGTGCTTGAACACAAAATACTACTTCATTTACTAATGGTACATAACTGATATTAGGAAATAAAGGGGATGCTGAAATTAATTGTTGGTCTTGAAGGGTTGCTTGATTAGTAAGTATATCTCCTGTAATTTCTCCATTTGTTAATGAAGGGGAGTTATCAACCGCTAAAACCCTAACCGGTATAATTTGGTTAGCAAGAGTAGCAAGTGTACTTTGAACTGAA